ACCAAACCAAGAATTGGAACATCTGGATTATGGGAAACACTTGATGGATTATATTTTTCAACTAATGATTTTCCAGAAACACTTCCGCTAATAAAAACTGGAGTACCCTGAGAAATTGCTGCGTTTGTGGTATTTCTAACATCAATATATGCTGCTCCGTATCCTAATGGGGGAAGAATATTATTTAGCGCATCTACCAATACCTTGAAATCTCCGTGTACATTGACGGGATCTGAGGCAATAGGGTATGAAAGCGAAGTAGGATAGTTAGATGCATATTGTGGCATAATCTTTATTATACCACCCTCTGAAGTTGCTTTTTGAAAAATCTCATGATATACTTGGTAGTAACACCTACCAAGGTGTTATTGTTTTCTAAGGAGGAAACTATGATTAAATTTATCGAAAGAAACAAAGAGATCATTAGCACACTCAGTATCGTAGCATTAGTAACTGTTTTGTCGAACGGAGCCAATGCTGATTCAGGTCTTGATACTAAGAACAATCTTAGCCTTGAACAGGCTCAGACATCGGAAACCACCTCGAAAGAGGTTTTTTTGGTTTCTAAGGCAAAAAAGTTAGAGAGTTTTGAGAATAAGGTTTCTCTGACTGATTTAGAACTAAAAGAACTGCTTTCGCTAGTAGGCTTCAAGGGCAAAGACCTTGTTGTGGCTTGGGCAGTAGCAAAGAAAGAATCTAATGGACGACCATTGGCCTTTAATGGCAATCACAAGACTGGCGACTCGTCTTATGGTATGTTCCAAATTAATATGATTGATGCTCTTGGTCCTGATCGTAGAACCAAGTTTGATCTTGACTCAAATGCTGAGTTATTCAATCCCGTCAAGAATGCAGAGATTGCATACTATATGACAAACGGTGGAGATGATTGGTCCTCATGGAAGGGCATCACTCCAAGAACCAAATACTGGATGGCTAAATTTCCTAAGTAATACATAAAAAAGAATACCCCCTTGGAGAAATCCTTGGGGGTATTTTTATGTTAAAACTTACTGTGTGCCTCCCAGCCATACTGGAAGGAACTTTGAGGAGTTTGAAGAAAAATAATGACGAACAACATGTGTGTCTTTTTTGTCTTCAACATGCATTAAAACATCATCTTTGTCGAAGTATCTATGAAGATTCCTTGAACTAAAATAGTCAAATACCGAATATTGAATTATTACCCAGGGTAATTGATAGTAGTCTTTTTCAGAAAGAAGTGTTTTATATTTTTCTAAAGTGTAGTTAATATATTGTTTCATTGATGATAGACACATGTTTTTGTGCTTTAAAATATTTTTACTAATAACTGTTATTCCATCATTTATAGCAGGGTATATCTTTAATGTTTTAGTTAGGTCATCACAGGTATCTTCTCTGCTCCAAAGAAACTCTGTATTTCCATATTTTTCAAAAAGTTCTTCTGGATCTCTAAAAAACTCAGTATCTGTGTCCATATTAATAATATTATCAAAATCAAAATCTTCTAGGCCTCTAAAAGCATTAACCCACCTATGCTCAACCACTCCTGCACTCCAAAATCCTGAGTGCCAATCTAAACTTATAATATTATCAAAATGTATAAACTCTGTGTTTGGATCTTCTGGAAAATAAACAGAATGGCTATCTGGCAATCCAGGCTTATGAGAATAGTAAATTTTTACACTTATGTCTTTGTTTATTTTTCTCAAAGTATTTAGTGAATGAGACAACTGCTTATACATATGGTTGTGCTCAATGCTTATCTTTTCATCAAGAACCATAGAAACCACTATTCCATTTTTCACTCTAAATCTCCAAACATAAAAGATATGGCTGCTCTTGGAGTTAAAGATGTTACTTCATGCATAACAGTTTTTGGAACATAAATAACATCTCCTGGATTAAGTGTATGCACCTCAGACTCGTCTTCATCAAATATTGTCCATGTGGCAGAGCCAACAAACTGAGCATAAATGACATCTATGGGGTCATTGTGCTTACTTGTTGTGGGCTCTTTAGTTGTAAAACTTACTGCCCCAAAATATCCAATGCATTTGCTAGGCTTTGATAACTCTTGGTGTAACTGTGTTAGTTTGTTTGCTTTATCTTCAACCCCTGGAAAATTTTTCTCATTAATGTTTTCTAGAGTCAATGTTAGTTTCTGAAAAAAGTTTATATTTCCGATAACCTCTTTACCAAAAACTATTCCGTTCTTTGGATTGCTTAGATCATACGCATCATTAATAGAATTAATAAAATTGTTCCAGGAGTAGTCTTGATTAAAGAAGTTATTTACAACAACTACATTTCCCTTATTTGTTTTCATTTTGAAGTTCCCATTGCTCTTCTGTTATTTGCCCTCTTACCACCTGAAGATATTCTACTCCCTTGGTAAACCACCAATGGTCTGGCTCAGCAAAGTGAAAGAAAATCATAGCAACATGATTAGTTTCTGGGTTAGGAAATTTTTCACGCCAGTGCATTTGATCATTACCGTAGTACGCAAGTGCCTGATTTTTATAAAGAGTATATGCCTTGTCCTCAACAAAAAGGTCCCACGGCTCATTCTGATAAACACACATATCTAGAGTGTAGGTACATGCATTATCATCTTTGTGCTTATAAAGACTTGGTTCGGGATCTTGACCCTCATAATGTGCAAATAGGGTATATGTTGGAAGAAGTGTTTCACTATTAAATATTTCTCTGGCAGTTTCTGTTAGTTTGTCTGCCAACTCTCCTAAAATTGGTAGTCCACCATCTCCAATACAGTACCTGCTAAATCCAGGGTCAAAGCCAAAACTCTTAGGATTATCTAAAGATTGTAAAAGTCTTGAGTAATCCTCATCGCTTAACAAACTATCTACTAGTATTGGCTCTATCATCTTAACCAACTAACGACTGCATACCTTTCTCCCTCAGTTACTGGAGACACAGAATGGTTGTATACATAAGTTGATGGGAAAACTATCATCTGATTTGCTTTAGGCTTAAAAGAAAGATTAAATCTTGGAAAATTTAATTCTCCTCCAGAATAGTTATCGTTAAGATAATACAAAGTTGACACTCTTCTATGGTAATCTGGATGATCATCTATGTGATTTGTAAATTTTTGACCTACCCCATATTTTAAAATTTGATAAGAGTCATGCCAGGAGCAGGATATTCCATAATTATTTTGATAATTGTTTTCTATAGAAACCAAGTTTTCTAAAAAAAGATTAGCCATAGAGGTATAGAATGTTGAACTTACACTTGAGTAATCATCTTTTTCTGTTTCTGAATATGGAATACTGATGGTTTGTGTGTCTCTTGACTCTGTATTCACATTTGTCTCTACAGCATCCCCGATTCCAGTTTTTACCCGTGCTGCTTGCCATTCTATTTTTGCTGACAACATACCTTCTTCAAGGTCAAAAACAAAAGTTTTAAAAATATCTTCAGGAATTACATTTTCATAAGCCATGATTCCTGGTGCAATTTCGGTTCTTTCTATAGCCCTATATTTATTAAAAATTATTCCTTTATCGTTTTCCCAAAATACCTTTTCCATGTTACCACTTCCCTAATGGACATACTGCCACTTGTAGTTTTGTTTTGGCTATCATAAAACATCCGCACTTTTTGCATTGTTTTGTTAATTTAATTAGTTCTGGACATGCTTTACAGATAGAGTATCTTTCTTCTGCTACCTCGGCAGTAGCCCACTCTGTTGAGGGGTTTACAATGTCCCAAGGCCTAGTTTCTCCCAAATTTTGTTTATATTTTTGCCAAGGAGTTAGTTCTTCTGACATTTATATCTCCTTCTATAGTTGTTTTATTCTATTATACACTATAGACTAGCATCCGCAATCGCCATTACAACATGATGGGCAAGGCTCATAGCAATAATTTCTGATACATCCAGTACATCCTCCTGTTGGTGTTGGTGCTACAGGAGTAGGTGCTACTGGGGTTGGTGCGACAGGTGTTGGCGCTACAGGAGTAGGTGCTACTGGGGTTGGTGCTACTGGTGTAGGTGCAACTGGTGTAGGTGCAACTGGTGTAGGTGCAAAGAATGGTGGGAAGAACGGTGGGAAGAATGGGAAGAACGGTGGGAAGAACGGTGGGAAGAATGGTGGTGCTACAGGTGTAGGTGTATTCCATGGAGTTGATGAACACTCTCCAAACTCTGTGCTGTAGTAATATCCACAACTCTGGCATTGTGACTGATTAAGAATTGATGGATCTGCACAAATGTTAACAGGTGCTACTGGTGTAGGTGCTACAGGTGTAGGAGCAACTGGTGTTGGAGCAACTGGTGTTGGAGCAACTGGTGTTGGTGCTACAGGTGTAGGGGCAACTGGTGTTGGAGCAACTGGGGTAGGTGTATTCCATGGAGTTGAAGAACACTCTCCAAATGTTGGTGACCAGTAGTATCCGCAGCCCTGGCACTGTCCTTGTGTAAGGATTGAAGGATCTGCACAAACATTAACAGGTGCTACTGGTGTAGGAGCAACTGGTGTTGGAGCAACAGGTGTAGGTGCTACAGGTGTAGGTGCAACTGGGGTAGGTGATACGCTAATACATTCACCAAACTCTTGGCTCCATACTAATCCACATTCAGCACATTGTGACTGAGGAATTAAACTCCAGTCTGGGTTACAAGGGTTTACAGGAGTTGGTGCTACAGGAGTAGGAGCAACAGGGGTTGGTGCTACAGGAGTAGGTGTTCCATCACATGGAAATGCTGGTAATGCTGGGTAAGATGTTCCTTCTGGTCCATAAACACATACTGTTGCAGCCACGTTATTGCAACTAGTATTATTGGTGTCGCTTGTGTAATTAGCAGTAGTTCCATCGTTTTCTCTTGTAGAGCAATACCATTGATTTGTAGGTACAGGTGTTGGTACAGGAACTGGTGTTGGAGTAACTGGTATAGGTGTTACAGGTGTAACTGTGCATGTTGGATCTGATGGAGCAGAATTTGCTTGACATACAAAATTAGTTAAATTTGGATAAGCCTGAAGTGCGAGAGCCTCTATCTCTGCACAAGATGCTCCAGTATTGTTTCCAATTACACTACCATTTGAACAGAATTTTGCATAATAAGTTGTTGATGGTATTGGAGTTGGAACAGGGATAGGGATAGGAGCAAAGTATGGTGGGAAGAATGGTGGGAAGAATGGAGGGAAGAATGGGAAGAATGGAGGGACTGGTGTTACAGGTGGTGCTGGTGCTACTGGGGTTGGTGCTACAGGAGTAGGAGCAACAGGTGTTGGTGCTACAGGTGTAGGTGCAACTGGGGTTGGTGCTACAGGGGTTGGTGCAACTGGTGTAGGAGTAGGTACTGCAACGCCTTCATAAACATCACCATACAAAATCCAAGAATCTGTTGCAATTTTTACAAGAGTTCCTCTGCTATATTGTCCATCTAAAAATAGTTGTGAGTTTTTGCTACCCACTGTTACTCCAGATGCTGGAACAAAAGTTGTTTTTGCTGAACCAGCCTCAACCAGATTGTACTTATATCCAACTGGGATGCTAACAGAAGAATTTAGCGGGATAGTTAAATTCATTGGAGATGATGCTTGTAGTAAAATTGTCTTATTAACATCCAGGGCACTTAAAGTAAATCCAGTTGTCTTAATTACTACAGTATTATTATTTAGTAGAGATGGATCAAGATCAAATCTTTCATCAATACCGTTCCATTCAAGACCATCTCCTGCAAGGTTTGGATACTCTGCTGTAGCACCTTCGAGAGCGTTAATAACATATGCCTGTGATGCTAGATTTGCAGTATTTGCTATACCGTGGACATCTGTTGTCTTGTTTTGATGAGCAACACGTGCTGCTGTTTCAGCAGCGATTGCATCTGTAAGAGTTTTAAGGTGGTTTGCAATTGAGGGGATTGGAAGAGGGCCTGGTTCTGTTGCTGCTGCATCATAAGTGTCTGATCCATAGTGGTAAAGTCTTAATGCTGCTTGAATATCGGCTGGATCTCCGAGTCCTGGCATTTTGGTGTTGAACGGCCCAGTACCCGTAGGGGTTTTGTCAATATTTTCTGCTGCCACTATAAATCACCTCTTGTCATTATACCACCGTAATAAATAAATGAACACGCTTTGGACCAGCCATAGGCTGCCAAGCGTCATCAATATATTCTACACCCTTTATTTCAAGTGGTAGTGCCAAAAAGCCTTGACT